TAGAGGTATTGTAATAAAAAATAAAAACAATAAATAAAAATAAATTATGGCAATAGTATACAGTTATCCAATCGCTCAAATTGAAGCAAGCGATTTACTTATTGGTACAAAAACGGTTGAAGTTGGAGAACCAACAAAATCATTTTTAGTATCTGATTTTATAAACTTGCTTGCTACTTCAGGAGCAGCAGGACCGCAAGGGCCAGAAGGACCAGCAGGAGCAGAAGGGCCAGCAGGCGAAACAGGTCCACAAGGAATACAAGGTGCAGCAGGGCCAGTAGGACCAGCGGGATTAAATTGGCAAGGATCATGGGTATCTGGAAATTCTTATGTAGCAGATGATGCCGTAGGATATGGCGGAGCTTCTTACTTTTGTATATTAGCTACATCTGGAACTACTAACCCATCTGTAGACACCACGCACTGGGCATTATTAGCATCTCAAGGAGCATTAGGGCCACAAGGACCAACTGGAGCAACTGGAGTTGCGGGACCAACAGGACCACAAGGACCTCAAGGAGTTGCGGGTGCAACAGGAGCAACTGGACCTCAAGGACCAGCGGGATCATTAATACCTTGGCTAGAATACAATGCAACTGATTTAACCGTTTGGAATAATGGTAAAGGTAATTTATCTACAAATACAACATTTGGAGAATTTGCTCTTAAATCAACAACTTCAGGTTATCATAATACTGCTTTTGGTTTTAATGCCTTAAAAGATAATACAGTAGGTGGACAAAATACCGCAATGGGATTAAATGCGCTAAGTTCAAATATTGGGGGTCAATTAAATACAGCGATAGGAACAAATGCACTTGCGTTGAACGAAGAGGGGGATCATTGTGTAGCCATTGGACAAAGCGCCTTAAATTCAAACATTTCCGCTAATTATAATGTTGGAATTGGTTCTTCCGCTTTAACTGGCACACAAACAGGAGGTTATAATGTTGCTGTAGGAGCGAATGCTTTAGTATCAGTAGAAACTGGTATTTATAATATTGCTATAGGTGCTAGTAGTGGTTATTATGCTACAAACTCTTCAAGTGGGAATGTATATATTGGTTATAACGCAGGGCCAGGGGTTCCTACAACGGAAAACAATAAATTATATATATCAAATTTTTATGGAACACCATTAATTGGGGGAGATTTTTCTACTGGATTAGTTGATATAACTAGTGTATTAAAACTTACTCCTTTAAATAGTTTTCCGTTTATAGGTTCTGAAGAAGAGGGCATGATAGCTGTTGTAGGTACAATTACAAAACACATATATTGTTATTTAAACGGGGCTTGGGAGCAATTAGACTAATGAGTAAGGAACAGTTAGATATATTAATAAATTAATAAGATAATGGATCAATGTAGCCTTCGTGTTTACGCTTTAAACATATTAACCCTAATGATTAGCTTTACAAATTTAGAAGCAATACTAAAAGTTATATTATTGTTAATATCAATAATATATACATCAATGAAAATATTTGATTGGGTGTTAAATAAAAGAAAAGGAAAAACATCAGAACAAGAAGAATAATAGTAGCAGTTAGTATGATTAAAAAATACTGGATTGTGAATTTAAAAAATAAATATGAGTACTAACTTAGAAGAATTTATACCAAAATTTTTAAAAGGGGGATGGATAGTAGCTTTAATAGGAGCGGCGGGTATGGTAGCAAGATTGGTTGTGTCAGAAGAGGAAACGCCGGTTAATATTGTTATAAAAAATATATCTGCTGCAATGATAGCTTCTAGTATAGCTTGGTTTATAATGGAACAGTTTGAAATGAACTCAATGTTAAAAGCTGTTTTATATGGGCTAGTTGGATTAAACTCTCCAGAACTATTAAAGGGAATAACAAAAATATCTGGATCTTTTTCAGATGATCCATCTAATTTTATATCAAATGCAAGGCAAGGGAAGATTACGCACAAAAATCCTCCTGCAAAGCGTAAAACAACAACGAGGAAATAATGAATAAGAATATACCAATGATTGCATTAACCGTAATCATGATTAGTGTAGCTATTTATGGTAAATGGGTAAATGACAAGATACATGAAACTTCAGACAGACTTGTTAAGAATAATTTAGAACCTCAACCTTGGTTGTCTAAATCTTTTGATTATTATGGAACACCAATTCAATCAAACTTTACAGGAACATTTAAAGTTGAGAAAGTAAAAGAAAACTTAAAAGATATTAAAAAGTGGAGAGTTACTCGCGATTCAGTTTGGAGTGCATACTTGAAATGTGAAATGAGCCCCGAAGAACAAAAAATCGTAGATAGAGTAAATGATCAAATAAAGGACGCAGACGAGTTAATTGATGAACTTATAGATAATGTAGACGATAACAAAAATATTGCAACTACGGACTCCATAATAAGTTCTGGAGAGGTTGATAATCTTATTGATCCAATCATGGACGACACGAATGCTCTTATAGATCTACAAAGTTCGGAAGGAGCTACATTAGTTAAAGAAATACAAGATCTCTTAAAGACATTCTCTAACTTTATGATAGGCGTATTGGCATTAGCGTTTATTCTTTTAGCTAACGTTGTAATGAAATTTTTAAAAGATAAAAAGGAAGCTCAAGTTCCTATTAAAAAAAGAAAACCACCGGTGAAGAAAACAACACCAATAAAAAAACCGATTAAACAACCAATTAAAAAATAAGATATGGGATTTTGGAAAGAACTAGTAAGTGATGAAACAAGTAGAATTTCGTCTAAAAGAGTAGCGGGGCTTTTATGCGTTGTAGCATTAGTAACAGCTTTAATTGCCAACACATTCAGCCATGAATCAATCAAGCCATCAGACATGCTGGTTGAATCAGTAGCTCTATTCGCTTTTGGAGCACTTGGTCTTACATCAATTGATAAATTTACTAAAAACAAACAATAATGCAACTATCAGAAAATCTATCATTAGCGGAAGTAATGAGATCAGAAACCGCTAAAAGAAAAGGAGTTAGTAATATGCCAACTCCAGAACATATTGAAAACTTTAAAAAATTAGCTGAGAATATATTTCAGCCTATTAGAGAGCATTTTGGAAAGCCAATTCATATTTCATCTGGTTATAGAAGTGCAGCTTTAAATAAAGCAATTGGAGGAGCTTCATCTTCGCAGCATTGTACAGGAGAAGCTATTGATATTGATATGGATGGAACTGCTATTACAAACGCGGAGATATTCAACTACATTAAAAACAACTTAAGTTTTGATCAATTGATATGGGAATTTGGTACAGATAAAAATCCGGATTGGGTGCACGTATCTTACGAATCAACGGGTAAACAACGCAAGCAAATATTAAAAGCCGTTAAACAAGGAGGGAAAACAAGTTATGTACCATATAAGTAAATTTATAAAACAACAATGGTTAGGTTCAATCCTAATATTATTTTTTGCTTTATTTCTTATTTACGGAATAGAAAAGAAAAACGAGTTGCTTATAGATAAACAACGTCTTGAAAAAGAAATTGAAGCGTTAGAGCAAAAAGAGGAATCACACTGGAAAGCATTGGATAGTTTGAAATCTCACAAAGACATTATTATAGAAAAACAAAAAACATTAATAAAATTAGAACATGATACAATTAAAGTTATCGATACTATTGCTTTTAGTAAGCTTCAACAGTTTTTCACAGACAGATACTATAAAAAAGATAGTATTAGATGAGAAAGCTGCTAGAGAAGTAGTTAAAGATATTGTTAAAGGAGATTTGTGTAAAAAGCATTTAGAATTAAAAGAAGAAGAAATTGATGTGCTTCATCAGCAGATTGTTGAGCTTACCGAAGTTATTAAAATAAAAGAAGATATTATTTCTAAAAAAGATGAAATTATAGTTGTACAAGATAAAGCTATCGGATGGTGGAAAAAACCGGAAATACATGGATATGTAGGTATACAAACTATAAACGCAACATTAGTTGATCCATATATATACGGAACGTTATTATTAGAGTTTCCTAAGTTTAGTTTAGGTGGACAATACTTTGCGCAGCCAAACAACCCATCAGGATACGGTATTATAGTAGAATATAATTTATTTTAAAATGGCAAAAGTAATTAACAAAGTAGAAAAGGCATTAGATTCAAAACCAAAAAGGCCAGGCATTCACGCTAAAAGCAAAACGTCAAATTCCAAATCCTCAAAACTATATAAAAAAAGTTATAGAGGTCAAGGCAGGTAAAAACGTTCAAAAATAAGTAATATATACAATATACAATTCAATCTAATCAAATTAAATTATGGCAGACGCAATAGTTAAGAATCTAAGCTTTGGTAAAGAAGCTAGTGATAAAGTATTTATGGGTATAGAGAAACTTGCAAAAGCAGTTGGATCTACCCTTGGGGCAAGTGGTAAATGTGTTTTACTTGAAGACCATACTGGTGCTCCAGTAATTACTAAAGATGGTGTTACCGTTGCTGACTCAATTATCTTGTTAGACCCAGTTGAAAATATGGGCGCTACATTATTAAAAGAAGCAGCGAGAAAAACAGTAAGAGAAGCTGGAGACGGAACAACCACTGCAACAGTATTAGCTCATGCGATTTTAAGTGAAGCTTATAAATCAACTGAAACTAATACTAGGAAAGTAAAAGAGGGTATTGAAACAATGTGTGATAAAGTTGTGGATTACCTAGAAAAAAATAAAATCGTTGTAACAGGCGATATGATTGATCAAGTTGCAACAATTTCAACAAACAATGATCCTGAATTAGGTAAATTAGTTGGTGATGCATTTAGATCCGTTGGGGAAACTGGTATTGTAATGATGGAAACATCAAATGATCCAGAATGTAGTTTAGACGTTGTAGAAGGTGTGCAGTATGATAAAGGACTAACAAATAGCCATTTCATTACAAACCAAAAAACAAAGACAGCTGAATTAGAAAACCCATTAATACTTATAATAGAATCTCCAGTAGATAATATTAGACAAATACAACCAGCATTAGAATATGTAATACGTCATAATAAACCATTACTTATTATTGCTGATTTAGAACAGAATGTACTTGCCCCTTTGGCAATGAATAAAGTAAAGGGAAATATAAAAGTAAATGTTATCAATGCTCCCACTTATGGAATAAGTAAAAAAGAAGTGCTTGATGATTTAGCTTTATTAACAGGTGCAACCGTAATTAACGAAGACTTAGGAGATGATATGGATTTGTTTACCTCTGATGTTTTTGGAACTTGCAAAAGAAGTATAACTTCACACGAGGATACGGTGTTACACGTAGGCGAACCTACAGAAGAAATAAATGGCATTATAGAGGATATTAAAAAATCCTTATTAGAAAATAATCCACAACCAAAAGTTATTAAACTTGAAAGACGTTTAGCTAGATTATCTGCTAAGATCGCAATAGTAAAGGTTGGAGCTAATTCTGAAATAGAATTAAAAGAAAAAGCAGATAGAGTGGAAGACGCAATTTGCGCAACTAAAGCTGCTATTAAAGAAGGTATTGTTTCAGGAGGAGGTATTGCTTTATTAAATGCTTCGCATAACATAGATTCTTTTGGTGAAGGGCAAACAATATTATTGGACGCTATTAGAGCACCATTTAAATTAATATTAGATAATGCGGGTATTGAGAATGCTCCATTAGAAACTATATCAAAGAAAGGTTATGGATTAGATGTAATAACCGGTAAAACCGTAAATATGGTTGAAGCTGGAATTATTGATCCTTTATTAGTTACAAAAAGCGCATTAAAGAATGCAGTATCTGTAGCAACAACTATCTTATCGACTAATTGTGTAATTAATAATATGCGTCAATAAGTATGGTAAATTGCAAAGAATGTGGATTAGAATTCGAAGGGAATAAAAGACACAAATATTGCGATGAATGTAAAAAAAATTGCAAATTTTGTAAAAGGCCTAGAACAGACAGAGGGATAGCGTGCAATTCATGCAGAACAAAGCAAACTACTTACAAGTTATCAGATGTTGATTTGTTGTATATTTTAAATAAAAATAATTGTGATTGTTGCGGAAGTGAGTTTAAAAACCACAAAGATAAAATGCAGGATCATTGTCACAGCACAGGAAATTTACGGGGTATTATATGCCAAAGATGCAATTGGGCAGTTGGAATGTATGAAACAACGGAAAGAGACAATATAATAAATTATTTAATTAAATTCACAAGAGCATAATGAGAGCAATAGGTAAGTGTTTGATAATAGAAAAAATAAAAGAAGGTACAACTAAAACAAAAGGCGGGTTAATGCTTGCTGAAAACCAAAGAGAAGATATTAGATATATAGAAGCTAATGTTCTATCAATTGGTGATGAAGTTGTAGGTGTGAAAGAAGGAGATCGTATATTCTATGATCGTCATGCTGGTCATAAGATTGATATAGATAAAGAAACATATCAAGTTATAAGATTAGGGGATGTAGTAGTTGTATTATAATGAGATTAGAGCCAAGTGATATTAAAGATATTGGGTTGTTAAAACATTATAGAATCATTAGACGTTGGGCTTGTAGAAATAACAATTTAACGGATGCAGATTTAGAATTACTAATATACTTTGATTGTTTAGAATTCT